AAGACCATCTGCCTCCGACCGGATTCTGTTATTATTGCGGAGAAGCCGCTCGCTCTGGGCGCAGGTTCTGCGACACCCATTGCCGTGACGACTATGAGCACGAGACGCGATTGCGCAGGATGAGTGGTAGAAGGGCTTGACCCAAGAGCCGTTCGTGGCTCCTGGCCAATCCTAGTGGTGTGTTAGTCGTCCCAGCCATCGTCTGCGCCCAGCAATTCCAGCGCAGCGGCTTCGATCTCGGTTTCGTCGTCCGGCGTGACCTTCTTGGCGAGCCAGTCAGCCTTGTAGCCCTTCTTGTCCAACACATCGTACTCCAACTCGGTGTAGCCGTAGTAGTCGTCCGACGACGGACACGTGTGCGCCGAGCCGCGCCAAGCTGGAGTGTTGTGGAAGTAAGTGACCGCAATGATGCAAGGAATGCCGGCAATGCGGTGCTCGAACTCGGTGATGTAGTTCTTCACTGGCTTGGGCATTGCACTTCTCCTTCCTTGAACGGAGGCCAACCGGCTCGGTCTTCAGCTCGCACGCCGCGTGCTGCCNCGTNCTGCCANATCTTCACCATCTCACAGTAGTAGTTCTCTTGTTCAATGGCGTCTTCGTAGTCGTTCTGACCGGCAATGCCGAACAGGATGAAGACGACAAACAACACCAACAACGACAATCTTGTTTGCTTGCTCATGATTGGTCTCCTCACTTGTGTGGAACGTAGCAGTGAACGTCGATCGGCACGGAAACGGAACGGTGGCCGAACACTTCCTGACGCACGTAGGTGTAGACGACCTGCGCACGCAGACCTCCGGACTCGCATTCACGCACAGCGTTGATGACTTCCTGACGCTGCATGTAGGCAGGCTTTTCCATGCCGAGGATCTTGGGGCTAGAGCAGCCAGCCAAGGCGACAACAAACAACAAAACGGCGACAACTTTCATTTCTGNTCTCCTAGAGGTTGTCCGTGTTCGTCCACAGGCGGCAAGCCGTGTTGAGCGCGGAGTTGGTTCACTGCGTGCAGTTCGTCGGCGACGAATGCGTGACGTTGGAGCGGCTGAACGGCTTGCCGCACAACATACGGGATCTCCTGAACCGCCACGACTCCAGGCGCGGGCACAACATGCAGCGCGGCGGCAGCGAGGTTCAGGGCAAAGGCCACAGCTTCAAACATGGTTAGGCTCCTTGTTGGTGATGCGGTAGACGCTGATTGCGCGCATGGCGCGACCGTTGGTCCAGTCGTGGTTGACGCCGTTGATGATGGTGCAGACGTGGCGCTTGGTGAACATGACGTAAGTGTTGCCGTCCTGCCATGCGTCTGGGAACCGCGCTGGGTGGTGAGTGGTGACGCTCTTGAGCACGTCACGGTGGCCTTTGGGGTAGAGCTGGATGATCATGTCCAGAGGAATGCGTTGGTGCTTCTTGCCGCAACGCTCGACGGCACGCAGGATGCCTTGTGTGTAAGCGCCTTTGCCGTTCTTGCGACCCTCTTCAGCCAGCGCGGCGTGGGCTTCCTCGTAGCTGACTCCGGCGGCGAGCGCCACAGCCTTCACCGAGCAGTCGTTCTTCTCACCCATGACAGAAGCCTGCTGGCTGAGTTGAATAAACTCCTCAGTGCGGATTGAAGTCTTGATTTTGGGCATTGCGTTCTCCAGTTCTGATTTAGTCCGGTTCGTTCAACCGTAACGATATTATGACCGTAATTTTACACTCAGGCAACAATTTTCTCAAAAATATTTTCACGTTGTGTTAAGTCGTTGTTTTTCAACGAGAAAATAGCGCCAGTCCTTTGTCAATTATTGTGTCTGCTACGTCTTTTTTGCTGCTCAGAGCGCGAATGACCATCTCGTCGATGGTGCCTTTGGCGGCGATGTTGATGTAGGTGACGTTTTTGGTCTGACCAATACGGTGAGCGCGGTCTTCGCTTTGCAGCCGGTCGCGCAAGCTGAAGTTGTTGCTGAAGTAAATCACGTAGCTCGCCGCCACGAGCGTGATGCCTGTGCCGCCAGCTTGTTGATTGCCGACGAACACTTGCGCTTCACCGCGCTCGAATGCTTCAATGGCGTCCGTGCGTTCGCCCTTCTTGATGCCGCCGTGGTACTCAACGCACGCCACGCCTTCCTTGGTGAGTCGCGCAACAATGTCTTCGATCTCGACACGGTAGCGTGCCCACACAATGACCTTCTCGCCAGCTTCGACGATCTTCGCCACGCGCTCAGCGAGCAGCTCCAGCTTGGGGTTGTCGCCTTCGATGCGCACAGGCTCCTCTGAGAGAGGGTGTATGTAGTAGCCGGAAGTGATCTGCGCGAGCTTGGTGACCGCTACGAGTTTGTTGAAAGGAGTTTCCTCTTGTTCGAAAACCAATCGGCACTCATCCTCAGCCTTTTTGTAAATAGCAATCTGCTCCTTCGTCATGCTGAACACCAGTGTCTTGTAGATCTTTTCGGGCAAGTCCAAACAGTCTTTTTTCAGCACGCGGAACGAGTAAGGCGCGATGAGCCGCGAGAGCTTGTCGAGGTTGCGGTACTTGGGTCTGCCGCCAACGCCACGCGCCACGACTTGCGGAGTGAACTTGGTGCCGGAGCGCTTTTTGATTGCCGTGAGCAAGGGGTTGCCCTCTTGCAGCATCTCAGCGTATTCGGCTTTGAACGCGTAGAAGCTCGTGGTGCCCAAGATGTGTTCGTCCAAGAACGTGAACTGGCTGAAGGCGTCGAACGGCGCGTTGTTGATTGGCGTGCCCGACATGATTCGTCGCCAGTAGCTGTACTTCTTGAGCTTGAGCAACGCCTTGGTGCGAGCGGCTGTGGGGTTTTTGTAGGCGTCGCTTTCGTCCGCCACAACCATCACGCGTCTGCCTGTCAAGCAAAACCTCTCCGCGAATTCCATTCCGCGCTTGGTTTGCAGCGCCTCGTGGTTCATGGTCAAAATACGCAGCTCGCCGGATCCGGCATTGTTGCTCAGTGCGTCTAGGGCTTCTTTTTCTGCTTTGTTGGGTGTGGAAGCCCATGCAGCCGCTTTCCAACGGCACCAATCCGGCATGTGCTTGGGCAGCTCTAGGCGCGTCCAGTTGGTGTGCACGCCGTTGGGTGCGAGCACCAGCACCGCGTCGCAGTCCCCGCTCGACCAAAGGTCAGCAAGGTTGTTGATCACGATCCAGGTCTTGCCTGTGCCCATTTCTGCGAGCAGTGCAAACGCCTGTTGACGACCGAACTTGTTGAGACAGTCCAGTTGGTGACGGTAGGGCTTGGTCTTGAACTTGCCTCCGTCAAAGTCCAACTCTAGCTGCGGCGTAGTGTTTCTCTTAAGCTTGTCCATTGTTCTTTGTTCCTTACAGGTTTGGTGGTTGACCAGCAGGCGTTGTCCACCAGCTCGTCCACGGTCATGTTGTTGATGTTGTCGGCCATGCCTCCGCCGAGCAGGATCCAGCGCTTGTCGGTGGCGATGAGCACGTAGCCCTTGCCGCCAGCAGACTGTTGACGCTTGAACCAGTTCATCTGGTCTTGGCTGAGCCGGTGATTGGAGCCGAACAGCCGCGTGGTGCTGCGTTTGGGCTCCTTCGGAGACTTCATCTCGATCCAGCACTCCACGCTTCCAGAGCAGAAGTTGATGTCTGGCATTCCCGTCAACACCACGTTCTCCACGCGGTCGAGGCGGTCGTTGCCTTGAGGAAGGTTCTTCTTCAAGGTCTTGTAGTCGGTGCTCTCAGCCATCTAGCCTCCTCCACTTCTTGATGAACGCGTAGCGGATGCCGTTGAAGAACTTGGCGCGGATCATCAGGTGCGCACCCACAGGCACGCTCTCCGACATTTCACGTCCGAACCTCTCGAAGTCCCAGCGCCCAATGCGCCCACCAATGGTGCCGGTGTCGTCGCGCAACCTGACATCCAGGAACTCCAGTGGACCAGTTTCCATCTTGCCGCCGCGCTTCTTGACGTTCACTTCCTCGTTGGCGTTGCGAGCGTTTTTGTAAACCANCTCCCCGAGGAACACGCGCTCCTCNTTGTGCGGGATGTTTTCCANNTCCACAATCACGTCCAGCTTGGAGGCGATGCCGTTGCTTTTTGGGTCATTGTAAAGGTGCGCGTACTTTGTGTGAAACGGGAATATGTCGGCGAAAAGGTTCTCAGCCTTGGCGATTTCCTCGCGCTGCTTTTCGGTGAGTTTACCGGCGTCGCGTGCGGCGATGAGCTTGGCGGCTTTGCTTTCGCCGATGCCCTTGAGCGCCACAAACCCTCCGTAGAGCACGCCCTCTTGTGTTGACCAGTTGAGCTGNCTCTTGGCCAAGTCGAACGCCACGTACTCGATGCCTTCGCGCACCATTTCGCGCAACAGCTCGATGGCGCTGTCCTCGTCCTTGGCGTTGCGCAGGTTCGCCGCCGCAAACTCCAGCGGGTGGTGCGCCTTCAGGTAGGCTGTCCAGTAGCTGATCACCGCGTAGCTGAACGTGTGCGCCTTGTTCATTTGCCAAGCGCCCATGGCG